ATGTGGTGTAATTGGTACGTACTCTGTATCGTATGTTAAAGTTACAAAGAGAGCGGAATTACTCCGCTCTCCTTCTTTAACTAACCTAAAAGACCAACCAGAAGTGCGTCTTTTTTTACATGGGGGGCATTTTCCACATGGAAATGGTATATGTTCTCCTTTTGTTTTTTCTTTCTTATAGAAAGGAGTTATACACCTACTACTCATTTTTAAAACATTGGTGTACCAAACTTAGGCATCGGCCGAACCGCTTTAATTTTGTTCAATACATGACAATATAAAGAGTCCGTGCCAGTATTATTAACAGCAAATATACGTTTTGTTGGATCGCAATTAACAAATGCTGCATTCAAAGCTGGTTGAGTAGTAAATTTCCTACCTAAGTGCCAATAATCTAATGTTGTTCTAAATTCACCAGCAACTCTTGAAGGCATATATTTATACTCTGCATATCGTGGTACATAGCCAAATGTTTGTTCTCCTGATGCAGTATAAGCATAAATTTCGTTATTTTGAACTGGTTGTTCGCCAATGTTTGCAAATGAAGGCCAAAAATAATCTAATGTATCATTTTTAAGAAAAGTCTTAGGAAGACCTTGTTGATATGCAGTTTTAGGCATGATTGACATAATTCCTATAATATAACCATGTTCTTCACAATAATATGTACCTGACTTACCACTTGATACCGACATACCATGTCCGGCCATATTACCTTGAGGTAATCCTGGTTCATCTCCAGGTTGATTAACTTGTCCAGTAGTATTTACTATTTCGCTTATTACTACTGGTGATTTTACACCTGTAATATACTCAGGTCTTTGTAATCTTTTGTCTGATGATCTTACACCAAAATGAGTTAAAATGTTTTCTATATAACGAGTACCGCCTCTAGCATTTTTTTCTAACCATTCCTGTAATCTAAATGCACGTCTTAAATCATTAATAGTTGTAGGTTGTAAATCTAAACCATCAGTTTCTGCAAACATAGTATTTGGTGCATATGGTGGTGTTGATGTTCCACTAGTTAATGTTTGTCCAGCACCAGTTGTCAATACAGTTGTTGAAGCGCCAGTAGTTTTTACAAGTACATCACCGTCTATTTGTCCAATTGGTATATCTACAGCTTGTCCTTTTTGTGCAAAAGGTAATGATGCAGTAAAGTAATCATGTTCCCAAGCTCTTTTTCTTAATGCAGCCCATTTATTTACCTCAGCCCATGTTGTTCCATTATTACCATCTTTTAATTTATAATCTACAGGGGCAATAAGGTTTTGATCTCTATAATATTCATTATAAATACTTTGATAAGCAGCAAATGGTAATGCATTAATTTGAGTATTTGTACTATTGTTAGGAGGTGGTGGTACACTAAGATAATCTGCAAATTTAGCTAAATTTGATGTCCAATATGCACTATTTTGTTGTTCTAATAATTGTGAATCTATAAATGGCATTACTAATCCACTGTTTGCATCTGTTATAAATTTTTCCCAATTATTCCATAATATACGATTTGGTACAAAAAAATAATGCATAGTAACATCCATACGATGCATAACTGGTGCAATCATAGGTGCAAATCTTATAAGACTTTCACATCCTAACTCAAATTTGTCACCTGGTACACATTCCATTGTTAAAATGGGTGTTAAATTTCCCATGTCTGCTGATAATTTTACATCATGGGTTAAGTCAAAGACATTCTTTTTTGGTCTTTGTAATTTAATGGAATTGAATAGATTTTTTCCCATTGTTTTGAATTTAATTTTTGTATAATAAATTAGGGGTGACTAACCCCCGTTTGTTATAGTCTAATTCCACCACGAGATACATAGTATGTGCGGCTTACTTTTCGTCTTTTGCCATAACCGCCCTTTCTAGATGAGCGTCGATAGTTCCTTCTTCGCATTGTTTTGTTTTTAGTTTGTGATTAAAATATTTATATAAAGCCTGTTCTACGTATTTTTTTAATAATTCTTTCTCTGAATTATCTGATGTATTATATAACTTAATAAGTCGTAATATTTGGTCTTGTGTATATAATCTCATTATTTTTTTTATTTTTTTGGTTTCATAAAATCTCCAAAAATTCCAAATATATCCATAGTTCTATCCCATAATTCATCTCCAGGTTCAACTATTTTTGATATTTCTGCTCTTAATTTACTCATTTGTTGGATCATTAACTCTTGTCTCATACCCTCAGAAATACCTTGTTTTAACATATTATTTCCCATAATATTTAAATTTGACATTAATATTTTTTGATAAGCTAATTGTTGGGTTTTTTCTAATTTGATAAATTGATTAGAAGTATAAAGTCTCTGTGTTTCAGCGTCTAACTTTTTCTTGGTAGATTCTTGTATTGGTAATTGACCAATTTTTACCTGTGTATCGGCTATTTTATTTTTAATACTTTCCTTAGTTTCTTGGTTTTTTAATTGTACTGAATCAACTAATCCGGGTAATTGACCTCTTAATCTTTCAATATCTAAATTTTTCCAGTCTGTTTGACTTCCTACATATAATGCATCAGCATTAGTTTTGTTTACTTGTGCCTCTAATAATTGACCTTGCAAAGCAGCGTTTTTCATTGTCTGGTCTTGTAACTTTAATTTGTTTGATTTTCCAAGAACATCTAATGCCCCTTCTTCGATTTTTGGTGCTACAAAATCTGTACTTCTTATTGCAGGGGAGTTATTTTGTTGTGAATATATAAGGTTTGGGTTTAATCCAGCTTCCTGATATCTCTGCATTTGTTGTTTTGGAGCGTTGTAAAGATTTACTCTGTTCCAATCGTCTAATGCGTTTTTTCTGTTTCTACTATTTGTGTATAATTGTGAGCCTGTATTTAATAGGGTTGTACCTATTTGTGCCCATGCGTCTGGTGATAATGGCATATCTCTTGTTTTTTATTTTTTATTTTGACACCAAATTCCTTTGATTTGGTTTGTTCACTCGATTGTCATCCGCTGCGCTCCTTCCAACTCGTTCACTTACCAAATTTAGTCATTTGGTGTCAATAAGCACTAATATATCAAGGTGATTAGTGCTTATTTCCTGACGCGCTGCGCTTGTCTTGATAAATACAGCCATGCAAGTAAACTTGCACAGCCGTATTTCTCTGTTTTAGATGTTTTCAACATCTTGAGATTCAATGTCTTGAATCTGTTCTTCAGTAAGTTTAGACTTACTTTTTTCTACTTTTTTGCTCTTTAAACGCTCTTCGATTTCGGCAAGTTCTTGACGAGCAGCTATTTCAAGTTCTTGTCGCTCTGCTAAATCAAGTCTGCGAGGATCAATACCATCGCCATCTTCTCCTTCAAATATTTGTTCTTTTCCATTTGATAATGGCATACCTGAAGCATATCGTTGTAATAATTCTCTAACTGACATAGATTGGTCAGGTATTGTTTGACTAGGTTCGTTATTTACTTCATCATCATTAAATTCTGATGCATTAAAGATGTTTCTAATTTTCATAAATAATTGTTTTTACGTTCTAATTCTGCAGCTTTTTGCATTTTTTTAAATGCAAAAATATGTCTTTCTGACATTACTTTTTCTTGTTCTGTAAAACTGGTAAATTCTTCTGATATTTTTAGATCTATTTCTTCACTAATTTTAACCATATATTGATTAATTTTATCCTTTTCTTCTTTATTATACATTTTATCTTTATAATATCTTGGCATAGCTATCTTTTTACCGTCTTCCATTGGAACATACATTCTTTCTTGTAGAGAGAATTTATGCCATTTTATCATAGCATCTGTTATATAATTACTTCCTAATCCTTTTGACATTACACTAAATTCCTTTTTTCTGTCATCATTTTGATGCATTGGAATTTGTGATTTTTTTGACATATATTTCAACGTATAACCGATACTGGCAGCACTAACATTGCCAATATGATAAGAGCCAATACTATTATTATTAAGAGCCCAAGCGCGTTTAATATGTTCTGGATTAGCATTATAAAGAATGATATGATAATGCGGACGCTTTTTTGTCGAACCATATTCTCCAACTGCATAATATTTTATATTTTTGTCTGATAATTTTCTTAATCGTTTAAAAAATTTTTGTAAATCTTTTAAATCTAAAGTCATATACCCATGTGGTGTAATTGGTACGTACTCTGTATCGTATGTTAAAGTTACAAAGAGAGCGGAATTACTCCGCTCTCCTTCTTTAACTAACCTAAAAGACCAACCAGAAGTGCGTCTTTTTTTACATGGGGGG